TTTGTAAAACACTTGATAATACGATATCGAACTGATATATAATATATGTAAAGACACTGTTAAACGTATTAGAAGGACACAAAATGCAAGAATGGATCGGACCAAAGTACGATGTTTACAAAGGTGACCTACCAGGTTCAGCCTGGAAATGGGTAGCAACACATAAAGGCAAAGTGCTTGATGTTTTTCCAACAAAAAAAGAAGCATGGAAGCATGTTTTATTTTTGATTGAATTAGATATTAACAACAACAAAGGGGCAAACTAATGAGTAACATTGACTACGTTTATAAGAGAAAAGATGGTGGTACTATACATTGTTATGGTGACATCGAAGAAGACAGCAACTTCCATGTTGTATGTGACAACGAAGAGTATGATGGCATTGCATGTGACATTGACGGCAGTGAGTACAACACCTGGAAAAAGGTTTGTGACTACCTGGTTGTTAATTACAGACATGACATCGAACAAATAGAAACTTGTTAGGGGGCAAAGTAATGGAACAAATAAGACTAGGTGTAAAGTTTTCAAAAACAAAATATCTTGTAGACGAAGTTATACATTTTGGTGAAGTTGTCCAGGATGACCAGCCATTTGCTGGTGACCTGAACGACAGATATGTAAAGTTTTGTTTCGGTATAAAAAAGGTAACGGCATCAACTATGGTTGATGTCGATGTCTTGATTGAGTTCTATAAAGACATGATGAATAGAGCTAGCATCGATTACCTGGAAGGTCATTATGATAGTGATGATTATGACGATGTATACGTCAGAGAAGGTGGTAAGTTCATTTACAAGGTTGCTGAGTGTCTTGCCAAAAAACATAAATCAATAATTGAAGGAGCAAAGTAATGAGAGATTTATTTATACATCAACAAGGTGATGACTACATCGTAGAAGCTGAAAGTTATACTGCTATTAGGTTTCTTGACAGTTTATGTGGGTACAAATGGAGAATGCTTTACCACACTAGTGAGGAAGACATTCTTTATACTCCTGATAAGGGTACAATCGATCAACTTATAAAAACTCTATCCCAACATTCATTTAAGTTTGATAACTTTTTAGAAGGAGCAAAGTAATGATCTATTGTGCATATGTAAGAGTATCAACAGATACCCAGGATGTCGCAAGACAAGAGAATGAAATAAAAAAATGGCTTGGTGATACAGATCACCAGGTCATATGGTTTAAAGAACAAGGTGTCTCAGGTAAGGTAGCTCCTGAGCTTAGACCTGAGCTTTCCAAATGTATTGATACAGTCAGGGCTAGTAAAGGCACATTGATTGTAGCTGACCTGGATAGATTTTCCAGGACTGACTGGCACACTCTTAAGTTCTTTGACCAGGTATTGAAGAACGGCAAGGTCAAGCTTGTTGTTTGTAATGATCCTACAATATCTGAAAGTAAAGATAAGTTTGCATTGAGAACTTTGTTTGCTCAGATGGAACAAGAAAAGATTTCAGAAAGAACCAGGTCTGCCCTTCAAAGAATTAAGGATGAGATCAAAGCTAATGGTACATATAAAACTAAATCAGGTAAGTTAATTAGCTCACTCGGTTGTCATTCAAACATGGATTTTGCAAGGCAAAGAAGTGCTGAAGTTATCAAGCTCAAAGCAGATATTAGAGTAAAAGATATTGAATCAGTAATCCAAAAATTATTAAGTGTTGGTGATAGCTATAGACAGATAGCCAGCCAGCTTAATCAAATGGGTGCAAATACTGCTAGAGGTGGCAAGTGGTATGCATCTACAGTTAGTAATGCCGTAAAAAGATTGGAGAAAAATTATGGTTAAATTTATTAAAAATTATGGAGTATACATTGCAGAATGTATTCTCTTTTTTATCTTATGTGTAATGGTTTATTATGCATTTCATTTTGTGTGTCTTATTGATGATGCATGTTTTACTCGTAACTTTGTGGAGATTTTATAATGGCTAAGTATAGTGATGATGCAGTAGAGCTTGGAGCTTCAAGAGTTCCAGCTATCGTGCTAGGTAAAACTAGTTTCACGACTAATGAAAGAGAAAGACAAAAGACATTACATGCCAGGCAAGGTATCGAAACACTTGAGACTGAGTTTGGTAAGGATGTAAAAGAAAGAGGTAATTATCTAGAGCCAGTTCTAATTGAATGGACTAGGGATAAACTGGATGAGATGTCTGATGACCTGGCAACTATCAATCTTTGTAAAGTTACCCAGGGATATCGTATTGATGATTTGAAGTTATGTGCTTCCCTGGATGCCATACTTCAAGTTGATGGTGAATTTAAAATGTATAATGAAATGACTGATGAAGAGATTACTTTGTCAGGGTTTGGTGCATTGGAAATCAAAACTACAAATTCAGATGATTTACCCAGGACTGATCAGATCATACAATTGCAAACACAATTGTTATGCAGTGGTTTCAAGTGGGGCATCATTGCAGTATTTGGTAAAGCTCAGAAACTAAAGCTAGTACCCTTTGAAGCTGACCAGGGTATCTTCGATCAAATCATGGAAAAGGTTACTGAGTTTTGGCAGAAGGTAGACCTGGATGAACCTTATCCACCATTGGACAATGGACCACCATCAATAATTAATCTTGATCATTTAGATATCAAAGATAGTCTTATTGGTGTAGCTGAAGACTGGCTTATGTGTGATGCCGAGATCAAGAAGTGGACTAAGAAAAAAGAAGAAGATCAGAAACTGTTGCAAAGAATAATGGAACAGAACGAAGCAGAACATGCTGAGGTAGGTGATATCAATATAGCCTATCCCACCATTACCAGGAAGGCACAACCTGAGAAAATAGTGCCAGCAAAAGAAGCGACATACTATCGTAAATTTAAAATAGAAAAGAAGGAGAACTAATATGTCATTACCAACTTTAAATCCAACTAACCTGACTGAAGCAGTCGAGTTTTCAAAGTTCATTGCAACATCAGGTCACATTCCAAAACAGTTCCAGGGCAAACCAAATGATATCCTGGTAGCTATTCAATGGGGATATGAGATAGGTCTAGCACCAATGCAAGCTCTTCAGAATATTGCAGTCATAAATGGTAGACCTTCTTTGTGGGGAGATAGTTTGATAGCAGTATGCAAACACCATCCTGAGTGGAGAGGTATTGAAGAGACCTATATTGAAGAAGAAGATAAGGCAGTATGCATTGTCAAAAGAAATGTTCATGGTGAGACTGAAGTAACCAGGGCAGAATTTTCTTACAAGGATGCACAGAAAGCTAGACTGGCAAATAAACCAGGTCCTTGGCAAGACTATCCAAGAAGAATGATGCAACTTAGAGCTAGAGGTTTTGCTCTTCGAGATGCATTTCCTGATGCAATCAAAGGTCTTATCACTACAGAAGAAGCTCAGGACTATCCTGAAGAAAATAAACCTCTTAAGAAGGTCACTGGTAGCGATAAAGATACTAATGTGATTGAAGATATCAAAAAGAAACTAAACAAGCCTGACGGCTCTGAAATCGCCACTAAATACACAATGCATTTTATTGGTGATCATAAACCTATAATTTATGCAGTAGCTAGTGATTTTATCCTAAAATTTACAGATACATTGCTGGCTATTGATAAGTTAGAAAAAACTCAGGCACAAAAAGTTAGTCTCATGCATGATCTAAAAGATAAAAATGCTGAGACAATAAAACTTCTTGATGAAATGCAACAAGCACAAATAGAAACAGAGATAGGAAAGTACATTGTCTAGTCAATCAGTAAAGTATCCCATGACAGAAAAGCAAAAAGAAATTTTTTTGTTTATTCAAGACTACTTCAAGAGTGAAGGTGTAATGCCAAGGCAAATAGATATTGCTAACCACTTTGGAATTACTCAACAAACTCTTAAATCTCATTTGGATAATATTCAGAAAAGAGGATGGATTACCAGGTTACCAGGATTATCAAGAAGCATACGATTAAACCTGGATAGCTTTCATCCTCTTAACTAATCTTTCGGCTCTTGCTGTTACCTGATCGTACCAGCGAGAGTCTTTCATTTGATTGCCAGCTTCTTCCCAGTCACCAGCATCAACTGCTCTTTTCATTTTATGAAACCTGGACAACCTGGGTCTACCCATATTGAACATCATGTTTGCTATTATCTGTTGAGCTTCTTCAGGTAACTCATCAAAGTTATTGTACAATAGTTTGCACTCATCGATTGTTACCTGGACATCCTGGTCAAACAATTCGTTTACTCTATCCTCAGATACTTCAGTACCAACTGGTTTGCCAAACTCATCATCCCACTCAGTCACCAGGTGACCGATGCCTACTGTAGGCAAGTTCAGATGATCTAGATATACAGAATTGACACAACCCTCATCTATCTTGAGTTGGTCTCTAAGTTTTTCTATGTCCATTAGGCAGTCGCTGTTTTCTTTTTCTTCTTAGCAAACATTCTAAGCTTCTTAAAATCAGATGCTTCCATCTTCTTTTTATTGCCTGACATCTTCGCAATCTTTTTTTGTTTTGGAGAATAGCTCCCATAGTTACCTGGCATGATCTTATCCTTTCTCTTAAGTTAAATCTTTATCTGCCTTCCTTGCTCCACCTTTGCCAGTGACAAAAGATCGAACTCTTCCCATAGCCCACTGATGGGCTGATACCTTTGGTCTACTACCTGAAGAATAGTATGCACCCATTCCCCTGGAATAAACTTTATCTAATGTAGATTTACTGTACCTGGATGCACCAGGAATACTTTTATACTTGCTCATCCTTTGCTCCTTTGCTTGCTGATTCTATCCATCATGGCTGGTGTAAGTTTACCTTCCTTATATAACTTTGCAGTCCTCTTGATCTCGGCTTCTCTAGCTGTAGGGTTCTTTGCACCAGCTACATACTTCACTGGTACACCCTTTTTAGTCTTAGGAACTTTAGCAAATTTTCTCTTAAAATTTTTTTTGGGATATGGCTTTTTCATTTTTTCTTCCCCATAAGTTTCATAGCTTGACCAACACCTTTAATTCCAAACGAACTGGATACGGCAATAAATAAAAGATACTGATACCAATCAGGCAAAGTATTTAATACTTCAAAACCAGCCCTCACATATTCTGTCATACTGGGAATGAAAACTAGTATTGCTGGTAACAACAAAACTATCAAAGCAAATTCGTCTTTCCAGCTTCCATCAGTTGCATCAGCCATAGCCTTTTCCCATTCAACTTCACCAGTCGCAACTTTCTCAGCAACAACAGCTTTCGCTTTTGCCTGGGCAACCTTTGCTTGTCCTTCAGCTTTCACCTTCTCTACTTTGCTATTCATCCATGAGCCAGCAAGATTTGCTATTGGTCCTATCAATGCTTGTAACATTATTTCACTCCATTCTTTGCCATGTATGCAGTTGTACCCATGTAAGTTCCTACTATACCAGCACCTGAAATATAGAAAAGATTTGATATATCAGACATTGCTTCCAGGCGATCTAGAGGTATAAAGAAACAAGCCACTGTAAATACACCCATACCAATCAATGTATATCTAGCCATACGAAGCTGTGCTAAATTTTTTCTGAGCTTTGTTTCTGTTTCTTGTATCTCTTTGGCATGAGCTATTTCTTCATCTGTAATCTCACCATCGTTATCTAAATCCCAGGCAGAAAACTTAGTTTTATCTTGGAACTTTTTTTGTGCCATTACTTGCCTACCTCTTTCATAGCTATTTTGTGAGCTTCACCAAACGTCATACCTTGCATCATTTTAGATCTCATCAATCTCATATGTTTAGATGTATGATGCTTCTTGTGTTTCTTCATTGTATCTTCCTGACGTTTAGTCAGTTCTTTTTTATGTTTCATTAGTACACCCTCACTTTCTTATCATTCACATAAGGTTTCAATTTACAATAACAATCATATCTCTTCGCACCTTCTTCTGTTCTTACTTGTTGCCCACTTAATTTTTCAGAATAGTATATGCAGTCATTTATAGATTGAAAATATATACTCCCAACATTAGCTGTACCTAGTACACATGATAACATAAAAGCTGTCATATTATACCTTTCTTTTTTGCTATGATCGCCAGGACTGTAACTACACCAGCTAACATAGCAGTAATTAAAATTCCTAAAATAATTTTTAAAATTAAATCTTGCATCTGCTGTCGTTTTTTTTTCCTAGCTATCAATGCTTCTTTTCTTTTTCTTCTCTGTTCAGAGCAATATGCAACCCAATCCGTATACAATCCTGGTCTTCCATATAATTGCATATACTCCCTCAGTGTGTCCTTCTTACGTCTGATTTCTTCTAAAGCCATAAACTCTTCTAGGTCATTGTCTGTCTTGCCCAGGAAAGCAGTCCACATACTATTCTTTTTTTTATGTAAATCTTGTTGTAGCTGATCTTCAGCATTTACAAATTTGGCTATTGCTGAACCAGCACTGGATAGCTCTTTACCATTTTGTATAGTTTGTTTTATTATCGCATAAGCACCATTCGCCAATGCTAATGCTTCGAGCATTTCGCTACCTCACTAACAAGCCTATAAGAAGTAAGATAATAGATCCCATCCCAGCATAGAGACCATTTTCCAAACGTCTTGTCCTGGAACTTAAATCTTCCATGATTGTTTTGAGACTGTTTATTTCACTTTGTAAGCTTGTCATTGTAGGTTTAGACATTACTCTTTTACCTCTTTCTTCGGTCTACCTTTTTTTACTGGTGGCTCAGGCTTTTCTTCGACAGCCTTTGGTTTTGGTTTAGGTTTTAAGTGTGGATTTAAATCATATATATGTGGCATTATTCTGCTTCCTCTATCTTGTTGCCTTCAATTTTCGACCATTCAAGGATTGCTTGGTAGTGTCTGTTGTCAGGGTCTAGTGGTACAGACAAGAATCTGCCATCTATTGTGCAACTAATAGAAACATTTTCGCCTTTATAAGCAACATATTGTGCATTTGAAATATTATATTCATTCATTTTTATAACTCCGACTCAAATTCTATATAACCCCCTTCTATGTCTACCATTAATTCACCACAATCACCTTTTGTGCCTGAAGCAACTCTAACTGCAAGTCTACATATATTACTAGTTGAACCTCCTCCATTTCCGTGTACAGTTATTGAAGTAGGTACTACGTCAAATGGTTCTGCATCAAAATCAGATAATTGAGAATATCCAACTGTTGGTAATGCTCTCATTCTAGTAGGTAAAATTG